ATTGAAAAAGAGTTTCACAAATGGTTGGATAATAACGAGGATGTCGGCTACGAGGTTCTTTAAAATATCGCCTAACGTTTACAGCTATGCCCAGTTGGGCAATTAATAGCACAAATTTATCAAATTACATAAAACTTAATAAAATGGAAGAAACTTCAAAAAACAACGAAACTGCCCAATTGGGTATAGGTGGTGTTATGCAGCTTACTTTATTAATCCTTAAAAACTGGAAAGGATACAAGTATTGGAAAGCAAAAAAGAATGGTAAAAAATTTAATGAATTTAACAGAGGTGCTGGCTATTACATAACACTTGGAATATTAGGACACAACCCAATCGGACAGAAATGGGAAGCACAAATGCAAAGCGGTAAAGTAGGACTATATGAATTAGTTGATTACGAAACGTACAGAGACCCTTATGACATGGTTAAAAATAGTTACTGGAACTTTATCGGATATAAGGGAATTAAACCAATTCACGAGTGCAACTTTGAAGAGTTCCTCTCTTTGTATGCTGCATAACGTTTGACAATAAGAAATGTATGGGATTTAGAAGCAGTAACCTATCCACATACACTGAACTAAATTAAAGGTATAACTGCATTAATTTGGAACAAACACCCATATATTTTTTATTGTGTGTTAGCCGTAGTACTTTTTTATTATGAAAAAATTTGATTTAAAAACATGGACAAATACATTGAAAATATTATTCGATGATGGCACAGAATATAGATTGCCTGATTTGAGTTACGATAAATTTACAGATTCAAAATATTATATTTCTGGCAGTAGTGATATAGAATATGATAAGTATTGCAGAGAAAATGGCATGAAGGAATTAAGTGATTTTAATTCTGAAAGTACGAATGAAATTACTTTGATTGACGAACAGCCGTATAGAGGAAGAGTTTTAAAATTCAAATTAGTGTATGATTCAGATAATGACCCTAATTTTGATGAAAAAGAATATTTTGGGGAAGTGTAGTAGTATTACGGCTAACGGTTGCAAATAAAACATCGTTTTAATGTGTTTTATTTGTTGTTATGCTCTCGTTTTGTGTGGGATAGATTATAAAATTATTAACTTAAAATAAAAACAAATGGAAAATAAAAAATGGTTAGAAAATTGGAGAGTAATTGATTTACTTGAATTAGTAAAAGAAATTGGTGGTGAAAATTATCAAAAACACAAAGTTTATAAAGAATGGCAATATCAAATTGAATATAGAGGCAGAGGAAATGATGTAGCTAATTTAGAATGGGTAGGACAAAACAAGAAAACACCGCTTATAAATGAATTTCTTTTATCCAATGGCTTTAAGAAAGATGAAATGGTATTGTTTTGGGTGTGTTGGTAAAACAAAATGGAGCATAACGGAGACTTAGGTACCACTATAATATTTATTCGGGAAAAATATGGAAAAAAATAGGAATTTTGTTGAAAAATGTAAAGATTTCTTAACAAAAAGATATAATAGTAAACAAACACAAAAATGTTATTTAAAAGAAATAGAAATATTTCTTAAAGATAAAAATCCATATCAAATAAATATGGAAGACATTAATGATTATCTTATTAAATTTGAAAATTCTTCTAGATCAAAACAAAATCAAGTGATAGCATCTTTAAAATGTTTATATTTAGATATTTTAGGAAGAAAAAATTGGAAATTTTATTTTATTAGAGCAAAGAAAAAAGAATATCTTCCAACCTTGAAATCAAAAGAAGAAATTAAAAAAATATTAGATTCAATTCCTAACCTTAAACATAAAGCAATTTGTAGTTTATTATATGGATGTGGTCTTAGATTAGATGAATTATTAAATCTTAAACTCAATCACATTTTATCAAAACAAAATTTAGTTAAAGTTGTTCAAGGTAAAGGATCAAAAGATAGATTTGTTCCTCTAAGTGAAAATCTCTTAAAATTGTTAAGAGAATATTATATTAAATATAAACCTAAAGAATATTTATTTGAAGGACAGAGTAAAATCACAAGAAAATATGGGAGAGGTTCAGTGGGGGAAATAGTTGAGAAATATTTTGGAAAAGAATTCCACCCACATTTATTAAGACATTGTTATGGAACTCATCTAGTTGAAGCCGGAGTTGAATTAAATAAAGTTCAAAAATTAATGGGTCATGCTAATATTAAATCAACCCAAATTTATATTAAAACAGCAAATAATCTTCAAAATATTCCTCAATTAGTTTAAAATTAAACTTGATAATTGAATAAATTAATATTATTTTTATAATATGAAAGAAAATTTTCCATATATTTTATTATTTTTAATGGTTTTATTTATAGGATTAGTTCCAATTATTCCAAACAAAAAACCCATTAAACAAAATACCATAAAATTTCATGGAAAAGTTATTAATATAAATAATTTAGGAAAATTAACAAAAGCTGATGCTGGATGATAAATAAAATTACTTTAAACTCAATTATCTCAAAATATAATCTATCAGATTTAATTAAATCAGTTAAATGGGAAATTAAAGATAAAAAACTTATTATAAAGTTTATGTCTCCTTCAACTGATATGTTAGGTAAAATTGAATGTAGTAATTTTCCATTAGAAGATACTTCATTAGCAATTTTTGAAACAAACAAATTAATCAAATTATCATCAGTTTTACTTGGAGATATTGTACTTTCAGTCGAAAAACATAAACAAGAACCCCAAAAACTAATTATTTCAGATTCAAATTTTAACATTGCTTATTCTTTATCAGATCCAAGACTAATAACTGAAACTGCTAAAGTAAATGAACCTTCTGAATATCAAATCGAATTGAAATTAGAACAAGAACATATTACAAATTTAATTAAATCAAAAAATTCAATTGGAGATGATACAATGTTAGTAATTGAAACAAGTATCAACGAGTTAGGAGACAGTGTTTTATTATTTATTTTTGGTGAAAATAACCAACATTCTAACAAAATTACATATCAAATCCCAATCAAATCAAATTCTAATTTAAAACTTCCATTCCCATCAGATATTTTTAAAGAAATATTAGTTGCTAACAAAGATATGGTAGAAGGAATTGTTTTTATCAATGAAGATGGAATAATGAAATTAACTTTTACAGATAAAAAAGATCTAAATACAGAATATTTTCTTATTAGAAAAGAAGAAGAAGTTTAATAGAATTATTTGGAAAAATTAAATTAAGATTATATATTAATTATAAATAAAGTTATGACAAAAGTACAAGAAGAAACCTCACAAAAAATAATTTCTGATCCAATTTTAGAACCATTTTCAATTACTTTAGATCCTTATTGTTATATTTTAATAGAAAAAATTACTCCTGATCCAAATTATACAAGCAGTGGTAAAGTTTATACTAAAACCATAGGACATTATTCAAAATTTAATTATTGTTTAGAAGTAATTGCAAAATTAAAAGCAAATACAAAGAGTTACAATACTCTTAAAGGATATATTGAAGAATATAAAAAAATTGTTGAAACTTTAAAATCAATTACAGAAATATGAAATTAAAACCAAAACATAATCATGTTATTATTAAACAGCAAGATAAAAAAGAAGAAAAACATGGACAAATTATAGTTCCTGATTTAGGAAAAGAAAAACCACTTGAAGGCATGGTAATAGCTGTAGGACCTGGAACCCCAAACTTAAATGGAGATTTAATCCCGGTTCAAACAAAAGTTGGTGAAACAGTTATATTCCCAGCGTTTGGAGGTGTAAAATTTAAAATAAACAATGAAGAATACATTGTAATGAAAGATCAAGAAATTATAACATCAATAGAAGAATAAAATTATGAAAAAACAAGAAGAATTAATATTAACTAGAAAATTTTTAGGTAAAACTGAGGGGTTTAAGGATCAAAAAGAAAGAAATTTTGAAACTAAACATTTAAGAGCCTATCTCAAAGGTCAAACTCATTTTATTCATGGGAGAACTAAAACTCAATATGGAGAAATACTTCCTGTATTTCATGATGTAAAACAAGAATATAACTTTATTGTTAACCCAAGATTTAAAAAATAATTATGAATAAACAAGTATCTTTAGGATCCGAAGCAAGAAAAAAATTAGTAGAAGGTATTAATAAACTAGCTAATGCAGTAAGTGCTACATTAGGACCAAATGGTAGAAATATTATTTATACTGAAAATGGAGAAGTATTATCTACAAAAGATGGTGTTTCTGTTGCTAAAAGTATTTCAAATTTAGAAGATCCAATTGAAGATTTAGGAGCACAAATGATTAAACAAGCTTCTATTAAAACTGCTACTAAAGCAGGAGATGGTACAACAACTTCAACTTTATTAGCTCAAAGTATTATAAACCAAAGTTTAAGTTATTTAGATAAAGGTGTAAATGCTGTTGAATTAAAAAGAGGAATGGATAAAGCTACCAAAGAAGTTATTATGACTTTAAGAAAGGATATTGTTGAAGATATTTCCTCAGAAGATCAAATTGAACAAATTGCTACTATTTCAGCTAATAATGATCCTGAAATTGGTAAATTGATTGCTGAAGCAATCAAAAAGGTAGGACGTGATGGGGTAGTTTATATTGAAGAATCAAAATCAGGTGATACTAAATTAGAAACTGTAGAAGGAATGCAATTTGATAGAGGTTATAAATCTCATTATTTTGTTACAGATAATGATTCTATGTCTTGTATTTTAAATGAACCATTAATTTTTATTGCAGATAGATCTTTTAATCAAGTTAAAGAATTATTACCGCTTTTAGAATGGGTTGCAACTCAAAATAAATCTTTATTAGTAATTGCTGAAGATGTTGAAGGAGAAGCATTATCAACTCTTGTTGTAAATAAAGGAAGAGGTATTTTAAAATGTTGTGCTGTAAAAGCTCCAGATTTTGGAGATCGCAGAAAACTAATTTTAGAAGATATTGCTATTTTAACAGGTGGAACTGTTTTTAGTCCTACTAAAGGTATGTCTTTAGAAGAATTTAATCCTGAATGGTTTGGTCAAGCTAGAGTAGTTAATATTACTAAAGATAAAACTACAATTATTGATGGTAAAGGTAGTGAAGATTTAATTAATAAAAGAGTTGAAGAATTAAAAAAACAAATTGATAAATCAACAAGCCCATTTGAAACAGAAAAATTACAAGAACGTTTATCTAAATTTGTAGGTGGAGTTTCAATTATTCATGTTGGTGGAAATTCAGAACTTGAAATTAAAGAAAAGAAAGATCGAGTTGATGATGCTTTGAATGCAGCAAAAGCAGCAATTGAAGAAGGAATTGTGCCGGGTGGTGGAGTAGCATTATTAAATGCTAGAGATAAAATTAATTTTACCCCTTATATTAAAGATGAATTAATTGGAGCAGATATAATATTTACAGCATGTGGAGAACCATTTAAAAAAATATTTAAAAATGCTGGTATTTCAGAAGAACAAACCTATAAAATTAGTAATAAATTAGGTAATAAAGATAAATGGAAAGGTTATAATCTTAAAACCTCTAAATTTGTTAATATGAAAGAAGCTGGTATTATTGATCCATTAAAAGTTACAAGATGTGCTTTAGAAAATGCAGTTTCAGTAGCAGGAACAATTTTATTAACAGAAGGTGTTATTGTAGAAGTAAAAGATAAAAATCAACAATTTAATAACCCTATGGAAGGGATGATGTAAAATGCAAGATGCAATTAAATTAGCTAAGACTCAATCTGTTATAATAGAAAATGTTAGATATAAGTTAGATTCTGTATATTATATGGAAGGTACTTGTAGAACTTATACTAAATTATGGAGTCAAAAAAATAAAAATTTTTTAAATATTCCTGTAGAGGAATTTATTACTTATTTAAAACATGGAAAAAAATATATTGATAGCTAGACGTATTGTTGGTAAAGGAGATTGTTGGCAATATTGTTATGAAAAAGAAGGAAAAATACTTTATGATCCCAATAATTTTCAAGAAATATTTAAATCAATTACTGAACTTTTAGAAGATTATGTAACTAAAACTAAATATAAAGGTGATTTTAAACTTTGTCCTTTAAAAGGAGAAATACATATTATAGAATATGTAAATGATGGAGTAAAGGAATCACCTGTAAAGAAATTCAACTTATATGATGAAAAATAAATTTAATTTAATTAAAACTAAATTTAGAGGACAAAGATGTCATGTTGATGGTGAATTAATAGGACAGTGGGTTAAAGGAGATTTAATTAGAAAAAGTAGTAGATTTGGAGGAAGTTATCATTATATTTATGTTGATGGAGAAGATTTAGAAGATGAATCTAAAGAATATTTAGTAGATGCTTCAACTATTGAATTAATCATAGGAGAAGAAATATTTAAACAAAATAATGAAGATTAAAGAACATACAATATTAGTTGAAAAATATAGATCAGATAAACTAGAAAATTATCTTTGTACTGATTCTATAAGAGAAAAAATTCAAGAATATATTGATAAACAAGATATTCCTCATTTAGGATTATTTGGGCAACCAGGAAGCGGTAAAACTACTTTAGCAAAATTATTATCTAAAAATATTGATTGTGATGTTTTATATTTAAATGCTACTGATAATCGTAGTATGGATGATATTAAAGAAAAAATATTACCATTTGCATCTTCAAATAGTTTTAAACCAATTAAAATAGTAATTCTAGATGAAGCAACTCATTTATTAGAAGCATCTCAAGTATTATTACTTAATATAATTGAAACATTTAGTAAAAAAACAAGATTTATTTTAACAGGTAATTATCCAGAACGCTTGATTCCCCCTTTAAAAAGTAGATTACAAGAGTTTGATTTATTACCTCCTACTAAACCACAAGTTGCAAAACATATAGATGATATTTTAACTAAAGAAGAAATAGAATATGATGTTGAAGATTTGAAATTTTTAATTAACAAATTCTATCCAGATTTAAGAAAAATAATTAATACCTGTCAACAATATACTCTAAATAGTAAATTATCTTTAAATAAGAGTGAAATCTTAAATGAAGAAGAATATATTAATAAAATTATAGATGAGTTAAAAAAACCGTCTAGTAAATCGTTTAATACTATTCGCCAATATATTAATGACTCTGGTACTTCTGAATTTAATAACGTTTATAAACAACTATATGACAAATTAAATGAATATAGTAAGGGTAGAGATGGTGAAATAATTATTAAGATTGAAGAATATTTATTTCACAAGAATTTTAGATTAGATCAAGAGATTAATATAGTTGCTTGCATTGCAGCAATCTTAGAAATTATAAATAGAAAACAAGTTTTATGAGAACTTTTATAGTTGGAGATATTCATGGTTGTAACAAAGCTTTAGAGCAAGTTTTATCTAAAGTTAATTTTGACTTTGAAAAAGATATTCTTATTCAATTAGGAGATGTAGTTGATAGAGGTCCTGAATCATTTGAATGTGTTGAAACATTACTTAAATGTAAAAATTTAATTGCTATTAAAGGAAACCATGATGTTTGTTGGTGGGAAGGGATTAAAGATAATAGAACAGGGATTTTAGATAATCAAGGAGGAAGAGAAACTACATTATCTTATATTAAAAACTGTAATCCTGAAAAAGAACACATCCAAAAGATGTCAGGTACTTATACAACTTTAGAATTAAGTGATATTCCTGAAAGTCATATTGATTTTTTCAATAATCAATTAGATTATTATATTGATAAAGATAATAATTGTTTTGTTCATGGGGGATTTAATAGACACCATTTTATAGAAGATGAAATAGATAAATCTATTTTTTATTGGGATAGAGATTTATTATTAGCAGCTAGAAGTTATGAAGGTATGAAAAATAATATTTATTCTTTTAAAATGAAAAACCAATTTAAAAAAGTATTTGTTGGACATACACCTACACAATATTTTAATGAATCAATACCACAAAAACAAGCTAACATCTGGAATTTAGATACTGGGTGTGGTAAAGGAGAAGATTGTAAATTAACAATTATGAATTTAAAAACTGAAGAGCATTGGCAATCAGATCAAATAGGAGAATTATATAAATAAAAATATTGTAATGAAGGATTTTAAAGATTATAAAAGATTTCCAATTCAAATAGGAGCTCAATCTATTATTGTTATTCATCATTTTTCAAATAATTCTATGAAAGATAGTTTTGAATTGCATGATATGCAAGAAGAAAATCAAAAAGCATGGGAATATAATTGGAAAGAACATGAATTAGCAGCAAAACAATTTTTTGATCAATTAGAAGGTCATTATTGCGATGCATTTTTAGAATCAATAATTTTAGAAGCAACTAAACTATTAAAAGAATCTGATGATAGGAGATTAGCAATTAGTAAACCTGAAGATAGAAATAAAATAGATTATAGAGCTCAAAAAGTATTAGAAAAAGCAAAAGAAATAATAAATTAAATATAAAAAAATATGGGACCAGGACAAAAACAAAACATTGATATTAAACAAACAACTCCATTTACATCAGAAGATGGAAGTCATCTTTTCACTGAGGGAGTGGTTTTTAGAAAAGTATCCAAATTTTTAACCGCAAGTTCAGAGGATGGATTGATCCCAATCCCTTGCTTCTTTAGTGTTCAAACTGGAAAGATAGCTCTTGAGTTATTACCACAGGATTTGAGAGAAGAATACAAAAAGTATAATCAAGAGATTGATAAGAAAAATAAGAAATAATTCCATCTTTAAGGGATCCTAACATATGTATAATAAAATTACATATGAAAAAATATTTAATAGAAGACTATCAAAATAAATTAAAAGAAAAATTTAAAATAATTAATTTTGATAAAATTAAAATATTTCCTAAATTAGATCCTAGAAAAACAGAAATAATCTTATTTTGTGATAAACATGGAAAAACAAAACGGGCATGGTCATCTTTAAATAGACACAATGTTTTTGGTTGTAAAAAATGCATTCAACAAAATAAAGGATTAGAATCATTTTTAAAAATTTTAAAAAATAACAATTTTGAATTTATATCTGGAGAATATTTAACTGCTAAGTCTAAATTAAATATTAAATGTATAATTCATAATATTGTTTTTAATATAAATAGAAATGATTTTCTAGAAGGGGGAGGAAATTGTTCTGAATGTAATAAAATAAGATGGAGAGAAAAATATAAAAACAATTTTATTAAAAAAGCAACCAAAATCCATAAAGGATTTTATTCTTATGAAAAAATCAATTATCAAACAACTAGAGAATTAGTAGATATCATTTGCCCTAATCATGGAATTTTCCAACAATCTCCAGATTCTCATTTGCAAGGACAAAAATGTCCAAAATGTTCAATTTCTTATAGGGAAAATATTATAAAAGAAACCTTAGAAAAATATAAAATTGATTATATTTATAATAAAGGTCATGAAAAGTTAATTAATCCTAAAACAGGTTATCCTTTAAAACCTGATTTTTGGTTAGAAAAGTACAACTTGATTATTGAATATGATGGATTTCAACATTATAAATCAATTTATGGAGAAAAGGAATTTAATAAAATTCAAAAACTTGATAAATTAAAAAATAATCTTTGTAAAGAAAATAAAATTAAAATTTGGAGATTTAATAAAAATAATATAAATTCTTTAGAATCTAAAATAATAAAATTAATTAAATGATCAAATCAATCTTTGATTGGACTAAAGAAATAATGACTACTAAGAGATCTTGGAATTTATTTACCAATGAGGAAAAAAATCTTTTTAATGGATTTATGTGTAACAAAATTCTTAGTATGAACTCAGATTACATTCAAATAGTAAATTATGCTCAAATCATTCCTCATGATAAAAAAGAACAATTATATAAATTTTATTGTGATATGATTCCTAAAAAATATATTTTTTCTAAATTTATTAAAGGTAGTAAAAAAACAACTAATAAAGATTTATTAGAAAAAATTTCTAAATATTATGAATGTTCTTTAGGTGAAGCTGAAGAATATATTTCATTATTAAGAATAGAAGGTATTGTAGATATATTAAATAAGTTGGGAGTTGAAAAAAAAGAACAAAAAAAATTAATTAAAGAGATAAAATAGTGGAATATCCCAAACATATAGTAGAAAAAAGTTATGATTTATATTTCCAAGACAAATATATTATGGGGAAAAATACTGAAATTGTAAGAATGTATGATTTATCATTTAGAGTAAATCTGGTTTATAAACCAAAAACTATTTGGTTTTGGATTAAAAAATTAATTAATAAAATATTTAAAAAATGGAAAACAAAACCTTAAATTCAAACAATATAGGTAGTACAACCGATACTTCAATATTTGGAAATCCTTGGGGTAATCCTGAAAGAATTCAAGTAAACGAAGTGGGAGAAAGTATTGAAATGGTTTATAAACAAACATCAATGATTACTTATGCTGTTTATCCTTCTAGACCCCCAGAAGAAAGAATATTTAAAATTGTTTATAGTTGTGTAGATGGGAAATGGAATAAATCTGAACCTATTTTTGGAAAAATTATTCCATCACAAAATGAATATTATGAATTTGAAGATTAATTATTATGAAACAACAATCATCACTTGAACAATTAAAAGAAGAATATCCTACAATTTATAATGGATATAAACAAATAATTACAGAACAATTTGAACTCTTTGCATCCAAGCACATAGACTACGGTTTGAGTAATATTGCTGCTGGAACACAATTATCAAACGAAGAAGAAAAACAATTTGCTTTAACAGGACTTTGGTATAGGATTTCAGATAAAATTAATCGTTGGAAGAATATTTTAGTTACTAAACAACAAGCTAAAAATGAAACTTTAACTGATACTTATCAAGATTTAGTTAATTATGGAATTATAGCTCAATTAGTAGATAGAGGATTATGGAAGAAATAAAAATACACTTTTCAGATCAAGAAAAGAAAGATTTCTTATTAAAGAAAGGTTTTAAACTTGTTGAACATAAATACACTTATAGGTATCAATGGGGCAATCATGATTCTCAAGATGAAGAGCGAGAAGCTAAAATTATTTGTGCTATTAGAGGTGATTTGCAACCTAAACCAGACTTTGAATATAGAGAGGTATTTAAAGTTTTAATGGCAATGGAAATAAAACATAAATTGTTAGGAAAATAATGATAACACCAAAAATAGAGATAATTCAAATCCCTAACCCAACAATTGAAATAGATGGAGAATTAAAACCTGTGGTTTCTAAGATATATTTAAGTCTTTCTAAATTTCAAGAAGAAATAGATTTAAAATTTAGTGAGGGTTTTACAAAATGTTATTTTTATAATATAACTACTCACAAAGATGATGGTTATATATTTTACATAATTAGAAGTAGATTTGTTAAATAGTGAAAAAAATCAAGAGTAAAAAATTTATACCTCCAATCCTAAAAGAAATAAGAGATTATAAACCTATTAAAATGGATTATAATTCTCAAAAATCCATTTCATATAGTCAAATTTCAACATTTCTCACTTGCCCTAAAAAATGGTCTTTAATGTATAGAGAAGGTCATTATAAGAGTGAACAAAATATGAATATGACATTTGGATCTGCCTTACATACTACAGTCCAAAATTTCCTTAGTGTTTATTATAATGAATCAGGAGTTAAAGCAGAACAACTAGATTTAGCAGAATATTTTGAACAAGAACTAATCAAAACGTATCAAGAAAACACTAAACAAAATAACAACATTCACTTTAGTAATCCAGAAGAATTAGAAGAATTCTATGAAGATGGAAAAATGATATTAGAATTCCTTAAAAAGAAAAAAGGATCATATTTTAGTAAAAGAGGTTGGCATTTAGTAGGAGTTGAAGTCCCAATATTAATTCAACCATATGAGCGTTTTAAAAACGTTATATTTAAGGGTTTTATTGATCTCATATTATATAATGAAAATGTAAACAAATTTGTTATATACGATTTTAAAACATCAGTTTCAGGTTGGAAAGATTATCAAAAGAAAGATGAAACTAAATTAGCTCAATTGCTATTGTATAAGTATTTCTTCTCTAAACAATTTAATGTTCCTATAGAAAATATAGATATTGAGTTTTTTATATTAAAACGCAAATTACCTAAAAATAATGAATTTTTTCTAAAACCAATACAACAATTCGTTCCTGCTTCAGGTAAATCAAAAATAAATAAGGCTACTAAATTATTAGAAAATTTCATAGAAACTGTATTTGATGAAAATGGTTTAAGAGATCAACAATATGAAGCGAAGCCTAGTGAATGGGCCTGTAAATTTTGTAGCTTCCGTAATAATAAAGAATTATGCCAAAAGGGAATATGAATAAATTATTAGAATTAGGTTGGAATCATAGATATGATACATTTGAAACTTATTATAAGAAAATAGGAGATTATGAAATTATTGTATCAAAACACATTAATTCAAAAACTTGGGATTGTGTACTGGTTCAATATTGTGAAATTGATGAAAGTTGTGAAATTACTGTTAATAACAATGCTACTCTAGAATGGGTAATTTCTTTTACAAAATTGTTATTAGAAGCTGAACTTTCCTAAATCTCCATATATTTATATATAAACATAGATTATGGAAAAGCAAACAAAACAACTAACTAGTGTTAAACTAGACCCACAAATTTTCGAGGATTTTAAAATAAATGCTATTAAGCATAAATTCTCATTTCAAAAATTATCTGAAAGAGCAATTTATTTGTACAACACTGATCCTGAATTCAAAAAAATGATTCATAGTGTTAAAATAGATTTTGATAAAAAAGATTAAATAAAAATTGTCTTCTCAAAATTAGTTATTAAATTATAAGTTATGGAAAAATTAAAATATATTAAACCTGATAATTTTCAGGAAGTGGAAGTTGAATTCTTCCCCAATCATGTTAGAATAGCAAATTATGTAGAAAGAGCTGTTCATTTAGAAGATTTTTTTGTAAATGGTCCTATTATTAGTGATGATATGAAAAAATTAGTAATAGGGGTATTTGGCAAAGAATTACCTGGAGATCCTAGAGAAAGATATAAAATTACTATAGAAAAAATTTAATTTATGCAAGAAAAACTAGGTTATATACCTCAAACTGAACGTAAAAAAATCTTATTAATTTGTGATGATATTAGAGCCTTTTCTGGAGTAGCAACAGTTGCTAAAGAAATAGTTTTACATACTGCTCATCATTTTAATTGGGTGAATGTGGCTGGTTCTATAAGTCATCCTGAAAAAGGGAAAAGAATTGATGTAAGTGGGAATATAAATGAATTAACAGGGTTGAAAGATTCATTAGTTAGTTTATTTCCTGTTGATGGGTATGGAAACCCCGATTTAATTAAACAAATTATAGCAATTGAAAAACCAGATGCTTTGTTTTTAATCACAGATCCAAGATATTTTACTTGGTTATTTAATTTTGAAAATGAAATTAGAAAATCCACTCCGATAATTTACTTAAATATTTGGGATAGTCCATTTCCTTATCCTTTATGGAATAAGGTATTTTATGAAAGTTGTGATGCTTTATTAGCGATTTCAAAACAAACTAAAAATATTAATGAAGTGGTTTTAGGAGATAAAGCAAAAAATAAAATCATTAAATATATTCCTCACGGTTTGAATCCAGAACATTACTTCCCAATTACTCAAGAACACCCTAAATATAAAGAATTTCAACAATTTAAAAATAATTTATTTAGAGGAAAATCTTATGATTTTGTATTGTTTTTTAATAGTAGGAATATTAGAAGAAAACAAATCCCAGACACAATTTTAGCATGGAAGATGTTTTTAGATAAACTTCCAAAAGAAAAAGCTGATAAATGTTGTTTATTACTTCATACTGAATTAGTAAATGAACATGGAACAGATTTAGCTGCTGTTACAAATTATTTAATGGCTGAAAATCTTAATAGTATTCTTTTCCATACAGAAGGTTCTTCAATTGAACACATGAATTTTCTTTATAATAGTTCAGATGCTCAAATCTTAATTACTGACAATGAAGGGTGGGGTTTAAGTTTAACGGAAGCAATGTTAGCTGGAAAGCCAATTATAGCTAATTGTCAGGGAGGAATGCAAGATCAAATGAGATTTGAAAATAATGGATATTGGATTGATTTTAATATTGATTTTCCTTCAAACCATAGAGGTACTTATAAGAATCATGGAAGTTGGGCTTATCCAGTTTTTCCATCAAATATCTCAATTCAAGGTTCTCCACAAACACCTTATATTTCAGCAGATAGAGTAAATCCAGAAGAAGTAACAGAACAAATTTTAAGATGTTATAATGATGGTCCTGAATTTAGGAAACAAATTGGAGAAAATGGGAGAAGATGGGCAATAAGTGATGAAGCAGGGTTTACAAGTAAACACCAAGCAGAAAGAGTAATAGAAGCTTTAGATGAATTATTTAAGACTTGGAAACCAAGAGAATCATTTGAACTTATTAATGCTACTGAATATAAACCAGATGTAACTAGAAAACATAAACTCGTATATTAAAAGATGAATAAATTAAAATGTGTAATATATGCTCCTGTAGATACTCAAAGTGGTTATGGAGCACATGCAAGAGATAAAGTAAAAGCAATTATTGAAAATAAAAAAGATGAATGGGATATTAAAATTATTTCCTGTAAATGGGGTGATACAGCAACAAATTTTATAAATGAAAACCCAGAATGGTCATTTTTAACAGATTATATTTTACGAGTTCCACTCCAATATCAACCAGATTATATGTTTTGGATTACAATTCCCCAAGAAGCTCAACCTGTTGGAAAATATAATGTATTAATTACTGCAGGCATTGAAACAACAGTTTGTACTTCAGAATGGATTGAAGGTTGTAATAGAATGAATGAAATTTGGGTTTCATCTGAACATGCTAAAAAAGTATTTCAAGATACTAAATATGAAAAAAAGAATCAACAAGGTCAAATTATTGAAATAATTGAATTAAAGAAACCAGTTAAAGTTATTTTTGAAGGAGCAGATCTTTCCAAATATAAAATTTTAGATCAAACAGATACTAATTCTAAATTATTAAAATCTTTAAGTGAAGATATTAAAGAACAATTTGCATTTTTATTTGTAGGACACTGGATTGGAGATGGTCCAATAGGTGAAGATAGAAAAAATATTAGTTTATTAATTAAATCTTTCTTAGAAACATTTAAAAATAAACCTGTAAAACCAGCCCTAATCCTAAAAACATCTTGTGCTACAAATTCTTATATGGATAGAGATAATATCCTAAATAGAATTTATAACATTAAACAAACAGTTAATAGTCAAGATTTACCAAATATCTATTTATTACATGGTGATTTTTCAGATGTTGAAATAAATGAACTTTATAATCATCCCAAAGTAAAAGCTATGGTTTCATTAACTAAAGGTGAAGGATTTGGAAGACCATTACTTGAATTTAGTTTAATTGATAAACCTATTTTATGTTCAAATTGGAGTGGTCCTGTTGATTTTTTACATAAAGATTATTCAGTTTTAATAAATGGTAAATTAACCCAAATCCATCCCTCAGTAGTAAATCCATTTTTAATTAAAGAAGGAATGTGGTTTTCAGTTGATCCTATGGAAGTTGGAGAAAAATTAACTGATATCTATAAAAACTATAATAGATATAAAATTAAAGCTGAACATCAAGGAAAATATAGTAGAGAGAATTTTAGTTTTGATAAAATGAAAGAAGTTATTAAAATTGAATTAGATAAATTTCCAGATTTTCCAAAACAAATTCAATTAGTACTTCCAAAAATGAATAATAATCAAAATAAACCATTTGTATTACCTAAATTAGAAAGAAATAAAACTATCTAAAAATGATAAATAAAGACAAACTTATAATTTGTAATAGATGTGGCAGTGATGCTGCATATAAACAAGAAGTAACTAATAACATCTATACAATCCAATGTTTTGGATGTGGATTTTGTGTTAATTCTGCTATGAAAAAAGATACTGAATTTTTTAAAGCACAGATAGAATTATTACCTGATCTTTATAAAGAATTAATGGTAGAAGATGAAGATGGTTTAATTTGGATGCCAACAACAATTAATCAACCCCAAATAGGAATGATTTTTGCTAATGGGACATCTGGAAAAAATTGGAAATGGGCTGCTGTTAAAGCCGTTCCTGTAAAAGAGGAAGAGAAAGAAAAATATAAGAGAAAAGATCATTCTTATTTTGAATTCAGAATGGATATGGAAACTATGAAACAGTTTGATGAGAAAGACTTTATAGAGGCTTTAGATTACTTAGGCTTACTAAAATAAATTTATTAAATTCAAAGGTTATGGAAAACTATATTAATCAATATATTCAAGAAGAAGATCAATCAATTAATATTCCTGAAATTAAAATTTCTTATGCTGTTACAGTTTGTAATGAATTAGAAGAGATTCAAAGATTAATTCCTCATTTATTAAAACATAAAAGACCCCAAGATGAAATTGTTGTTTTGTGGGATGGAAGTAAACAATGTCATGAAATTTGGAATTATTTAGAAGAAGTATCTATAAATAATGAAAATATTTCTTGCTATTCTTATCATTTCCAAAATCATTTTGCAGATTGGAAAAATAAATTAACCTCATTTTGTAAAGGTGATTTTATATTTCAAATAGATGCTGATGAAATTCCTAATGAAGGTTTAATGAGAATGATTCATTGGTTAATTCATTCAAATAGAGAAGTTGATGTATTTTTAGTTCCAAGAGAAAATTTTGTAGAAGGAATAACAAAGGAATATATTGAACAAAACAAATGGATTAAAGATGAATTTGATAGAATTAATTATCCAGATTTTCAATGGCGCATTTATAGAAATTCTCCAGAAATAAAATGGATTAATAAAGTTCATGAGCGTTTAGATGGTTTTAAAAATTATTCATTTTTACCTACAGTAAGAGAATATGGTTTAAATCATACTAAAACATTTGAGCGTCAACAAAAACAAAACGAATATTATAATACTCTAGGATGAAATGGTTATGTAACTTAGATTTTCACAGATGGAAACATCACAATGATAATTTTTCAAGAACTTGTAAAAGATGTAAACAATATCAAATTAAGTGGGGTAATGTTCAATTAACTGTATATGGTTTACAATATATTTGGAATTGGTGTAATTTTCCAACTTGGAAAGATTAATGTATCTTTAATGTATCTTTACTCTCTTTCACATATTTATAATCAATAATGGGACGTTTGAAAAAATATTTAACTCCTGAATCTAAGCTTGAAGCGAAGCGCCTCAAAGCTAAAGAGTATTATTGGAACAATAAGAAAAAGTGTGATGAACAATCAAAAAAACGATATAAACAGAGTAAAAAAGAAATGTAGCAAATGTGGAGAAGATAAAACTTTAAATAATTTTTATTTTGTTAAAAGAGAAAATAGGTATGAATTAAAGTGTAAAGAATGTAGACCTACTAATTATAGAAAGTTAACTAAAGAAGAGAAGGAAAAAAAGAAGTTAATTAATAAAAAATCTTTAATTAAACATAAAGAAAAATATTATAAAAAGGTAAAAGAATATTATAATAAAACAAAACATAATAAAAAAGATTATTATAAAGAAAAACATGAAAATTATGTTAAGAATAATCGAGAAAAAGTAAGAGAATATAATAAAAGTTATTTAAAGAAATATTTTAAAAATAACAATAATATTAAATATAAAATTGAAAGAAGATTAAGAGGAAGATTATTGCAAGAAATTAAAAAAGGAATACAAGGAAAAGAAATCAATAAATTTTGTTCTGCTTTAATATTATTGAATTGTAAAATTGAATTTTTTATAAAATACATTGAATCTCAATTTGAAAAAGAAATGACTTGGGAGAATTGGGGTAAAGTTTGGGAATTAGATCACATTAAAGGATGTTGTAATTTTGATTTGACAAAATTAGAAGAACAAAAAAAGTGTTTTAACTATAAAAATTTAAGACCTTTATTCAAAACTAGTGAGATAGCAGAATCTTTTGGTTATATTGGTTATATAGGAAATAGAAATAAAAGTAAATATGAAATTATTTGTAGACTTTCTTGATAAAAATAAATTAGAACAAAAATTAGAAAAATACAAACATATAGATGTTTCGTTATTTATTAGTACTTTACCTAAAAGCCAAGACCAACTATCTTCTATTAATATTTTAACATTACACGAACCTTCAGGTTATTTTAATACAACTCCATGGGTTTTACAAAATAAGCATTTATTTTCCGCTATTTTAACGTGGGATGATCGAGTTTTAAATAATTGTGAAAACGCTGTTTTTTTACCATTTGGAGGAAGTTGGTTTAAACCCGAACAATATGAAACTCCAAAACCTAAAAAATTTGAAATAGCTCATTTATCAGGTGTTTTAAATAAAAGTTATGGTCATTCAATGCGTCATGAAATTATAGCTAGACAAAATGAATTTAAATGTCCTGTTAATTTTCATAAAACAATAGGAGATAGACATAATATTGAAGATGCTGCTAAAGGTAAAGAAACTGTGTTTGGAAATTCGATGTATGGAGTTGCTATTGAAAATTTTTCACATAGAGGATTTTTTACAGAAAAATTATTAGATTGTTTTTTAATGCGGACTATTCCAATTTATTGGGGATGTTCGAATATTGGAGATTTCTTTAATATAAACGGTATAATACAGTTTAATAATGTGGATGATTTAATATATAAATCAAATATGTTAAAACTTAATAATTATGATTTTTATAAACTACACAAACCTTATATAGAAGAAAATTATCAAAAAGCTATCCAATATATTGATTATGAAAAAAATATAGTTAATAAAATAGAAGAAATATTTAAATTAAATGGATTAATATGAAAGAAAAACAATTAATTAAAGAAGTTAGAAAATTTCAAAGAAAAAATAAAAAACTTAAAGAAGAAGTATATAAAGAACTTTCTAAAGATAATTATTTTAATGAAGAATATCTGAAAAAAATCTTAAATATAAATGAAACCAATTAAACTCGTACAAGACACAATTTCTAACCAAGATATAGATTCTTTAATAGAATGGTTAAAAACTTACCCTCGCCTCACAAAAGGTGATTTAACAGTTGAATTTGAAAAACAATTTGCTAAATGGATTGGAACAGAATATGCTGTTTTTGTAAACAGTGGTAGTTCAGCTAATTTATTAATGCTTTATGCTTTAAAAGTTGGTAAGATTCTAGAAGATGGAGATAAAGTTTTAATTCCAAGTTTATCTTGGGCAACAGATCTAGCTCCTGTTATGCAATTAGGTTTAAAACCTGTTTTAGTTGATTGTAATTTAGATAATTTGTCAATTAATTTAGAAAATATTGAAGAAGTAATAGCTACTTATCAACCTAAAGCTCTTTTATTAGTTTCTGTATTAGGATTATCTCCTGAAATGGATAAAATAGTTGAATTATGTAAAAAACATAATATTATTCTTTTAGAAGATAATTGTGAATCTCAAGGAACTAAATTTAATGGAGTAAAATTAGGCAATTTTGGTTTAATGTCTTCATTTTCAACTTATTTTGGACATACAATGTCTACAATTGAAGGAGGATTTGTTACAACTAATAATAAAGTTATTTATGATACTTTAAAAATGTTAAGAAGTCATGGTTGGGATAGAGATCTTAATACTGAAACTCAGCAATTATTAAGAGAAGGTAATAATATTTCTGATTTTAATGCTTTATATACTTTTTACATTCCAGGTTTTAATTTACGTTCTACTGATTTGCAAGCATTTTTAGGAATAAATCAATTAAAGAAAGTAGATGAAATGATTGATCAAAGATGGAGCAATTTTCATCAATTCAAAAGTTTATTAAAAGGAAAAACATGGATACCAAATCAACCTTTAGATTCATTTACAGCAAGTTTTTGCATTCCAGTTATTTTCAAAACTAAAGAAAATAGAGAAAAGGCAATTAAAGAATTTCAAGAAAATAATATTGAAGTAAGACCTTTAATAGCTGGAAGTATGGGAAAGCAACCATTCTATAAAAATAAATTTGGAGAGTTAAGTCTTTCTAATTGTGATATAATAGATGAAAGAGGAATATATGTACCTAACCATCCTCATCTTACAACAGAAGATATTAATAGAATTTGTAACATAATTATAAAAAATGATAAATAAAAAAAATATACTAATACTTGGCCACTTAGGTTATGTTGGAGGTCCTTTGATAAGATATTTAAATCTAAATTTTCCAAATTATAACCTAATTGGTTATGATAATCAATATTTTAAAGATGATTCAATATTTGAAAATCCTGAGGATTTATTAGATGAAGAATATTTTGGAGATATTAGGAATTTTGATGAGTCAATTTTAATAGATGAAAAAATAGATACTGTTATTTGTTTAGCAGCTATTTCAAATGATCCAATGAGTAATAATTTTGAAGATGTTACTTATGAAATAAACAATAGAGCTACTTATGATTTAGCTGTAAAAGCAAAACTAGCAGGAATTAAAAATTTTGTTTTTGCTTCAAGTTGTAGTGTCTATGGTTTTTCAGAAGATGGAAGTGGTATGGATGAAAATTCAAATACTAATCCTCTAACCCCTTACGCAAAATCTAAACTTTCAGTAGAAAATCATTTAAGAATGTTATCAAGTGATAGTTTTAAAGTAACTTGTTTACGTTTTGCTACAGCTTGTGGACCAAGTGATAGAATGAGATTAGATTTAGTTTTAAATGATTTTGTAATTTCTGCTCTTAAATATGGAAAAATTGAAATATTAAGTGATGGTACTCCTTGGAGACCTTTAATTGATGTTGTTGATATGGCTAGAGCTATTGATTGGGCTATTCATAGAGATGGGAAAAATGCTGAAATTGTAAATATAGGAAAATATAACTACCAAATAAAACAATTAGCTGAATTTGTAAAAGAACAATTACCTAAAATAGAAATTATTATTAATAAAGATGCTGCTCCTGATAAACGTTCTTATGTTGTAAATTTTGATAAATTCAATTTTTTAGCTCCAGATTATACTCCAAAATATACAATTCAACAAACAATTGTTGGTTTAATGGCTCAATTAACATATTCTCCAATTGAGGAAAATTTTAGAAATTCAAACTTGATAAGATTAAATAAACTTATTACATTGCAGAAGACCAAAAAATTAGATAAAGATTTAAGATGGATACAAAAATAATAACAAAATGTGAAGTTTGCGATAATGAAACTTTAGTAGAAGGAATAAATTTAGGAATGCATCCCTTATGTGATGATTTAATCCCTATTGGAGATTCTAGAACTAGTGAAGAATACCCAATTCATATTTTATTTTGTGAAAAATGTTATACAGCACATCAAAAATATCAAGTACCAAAACAAAAATTATTCACTCCAGAATATCATTATAGAGCAAGATTTACTAAAGATGTTCTTGATGGAATGAAAGGATTAGTTGATGATATTGAATCTAAATTTGGTAGTCTTGAAGGTAAAAAAGTATTGGATATTGGTTGTAATGATGGTTCATTATTAAATTTTTTTGCAGATAAAGGAGCAATTACATTTGGTATAGAACCTACAGGAGCTCATTTTGATGCTTCTGAAAATGGAAGACATTATATTACAAATGATTATTTTAATAAAGAAGTAGCTGAAAATCATATCAAACCAGATATCATTACATTTACAAATGTATTTGCACATATTGAGGATTTGAATGGTTTAATTGAAAATCTTAAAATATTAATGAAGGAAGATACTTTATTAATAATTGAAAATCATTATTTAGGTGCTGTTATTGAAAGAAATCAATTTGATACATTTTATCATGAACATCCTAGAACTTATTCATTAAATAGTTTTAATTGGATTGCTAACAAATTAGATAAAAGAATTATTGATTTTGATTTTCCATCTCGTTATGGGGGAAATATTAGAGTTATAATAGGGAATTCAAATCAATCTCCTAAAAATGCTAGTAATTATTTAGATTATTTAAATATAAATGAAAAAGAATCTCAATTTGGAACTCAACTCCAAGAAATGGCAACAAACCTAAATAATAAATGGTTTGTTAATAAATTATCTGAAATTATAAAAGCAGTTAAAAAATATGGTCCCTTAGAAGCAAAAGCATTCCCTGGACGTTGTGCTATTCCAATTAAAATGTTAGGATTAACTAATAAAGAAATTAAATGTGTTTACGAAAAACCAGGAAGTTCAAGGATTGGAAATTATGTCCCTGGTACTAGAATTCCTATTATCGAAGATAAAGAAGATTTTAGTGATTCAAAATGTATTTTAAATAATGCTTGGCATATTAAAGATGAAATTGAATCATATTTGAAAAATAAAGGATTTAAAGGAGAAATGATTAATATTATATAATGAAAATAAATGATCCTAGAAAAATATATGTGAGGGTAAAATTTTACGATTATTATGAAGGTAAAATGAGATTTAAAGATATAATTAATAATAAAATATATTTTTTAGAATCAAGACAAGTACCTGGGATTTTAGTAATGGATGGGCCTTTTTATAATGATCAAGTTTATAAAACTAGATTTATTCCCCCTAATAAAATTGAACACCCATAAGAAAAAATAAGAGCCTCTCTCACGAGAAGCCCAAACTTTGTAATATTTATAATCGACAAAGATTAATATTACAATGATACATATTACAAAAATTTATCTCATAACAAATTGTTATGGAGATCCTAATAAAGTTTATATTGGAAAAACTAAAACCAAAAGAGGAAGAAAAATCCCCCATCAAAAAACATTTGGAAAACAGATAATTTATACTTATATTGATGAAATAGGTTCTTTAGATCATAAAGTTTGGAAACCACTTGAAGCATTTTGGATTAGTTATTTTAAATTTTTAGGATTTATTGTTTTAAATGAGAATGAAGGTGGTCAAGGTCCATCTTTTTATTCTAAAGAATCAAAAAATAAAATATCTAAAGCTCTTAAAGGAAAACATTCAAAACATTATACTAAAGAAGTTAAAGATAAAATTAGTAAGGGTAATAAAGGGATTAGTAAAAATAAAGGTATCCCAAAACCTGAAGGGTTTGGAGAACAAGTTAGAAAAAGAACATTAGGAAGAAAACACTCAGATGAAGAAAGAAAATTAATGAGTAGAAACAAAATAGGAAAACCTAATTATCATTTAAGAAAACCTGTTTTGCAATTTGATTTAAATATGAATTTAATTAAAGAGTGGGATTTTGTTTTAGAAGCAAGTAAAAAATTAAAAATTAGAAGTTGTAACATATATAATTGTTGCAAAGGAAATCAAAATACTGCTTCTGGATTTGTTTGGAAGTATAAAAATTAAAATTATGATTGGTGTTTTAGGAGGAAATTTCGCTTTATATGGCTGGCTCCCAGCCCTCTGTCAATTCTATCCAAATGAAACAATTCTAATAGAATCTCGTCATAAAGAAAAATTTAATAATAGACCAGAATTACAGCAATATAAAGATAGAATTAAATGGGTAACAACTAAAAAACTATTTAATGAATCTGAATTAGTAATTATAGCAATTCCTCCAGATAAAGTTTTTAATTATTTATCTCTTATAAATCAATCTTTATCAATTAAGAGAATAATTGTTGAAAAACCAATTTGTGAAGATCCTGATAAATCAGAAAGATTTATAAATGTGGTTGAACAAAAAGGAATTAAAATTTGTTCATCTTATTTGTTTCTTTATACTGATTGGGCTAAAGATTTTGTAAAAGATAAAATTTCTAGTATTCAATGGTATATTGATAACAAAAATCCTAAAAATAGTTGGAAATGGGAGAATGATTTAGGTGGAGGAATGTTAAAATTTTATGGAATTCATTTATTAGCCTTAGCTTCTTATTTTAATTTAAAATTAAAAAAAGTAGAATTTAAAGAATATTCTAAAAAGAAATACCTTGAAATATCTTTTGATAAACTATCTATCCAAATTCAGGATGATTCAGAATATCCATCATTTAGAATAGCTAAAAATGATTATTTAGAAGATTTAAAATATCCTTTTCCAAATAGAAATTTATTTGAAGATGATAGAATTCCTTATTTAATAAATTTATTAGAAGATTTCAATGATCCTTATGAATATGAGAAATTAAATATATTAATGAAAAAAACTAATCAGTTATGGAAACAAGTAGAAGAAAAACTAAAATAAAGCTTGTACTTCACAGTATGGCTTATGAATTACCATATTTGTCTTACTATTTTACCCAACTCAAAAAATCAAAATATTATCTACCAGAAGATGCAGAATTAATTATAGATGTTACTTTTAATTGTTCTAGTTATTTTATAAGTAGTGTTAATACTTTAGAATCTTTAAAAACCATTTATAATTCTCAACTTACATTATTATCAGATTACAAAGTACAATCAAAAATAATAAATGAAGGCTTATATGGTCATCTAGATTCTCAACGCGACGCTAAACAAGAAGATATAGATTATTATATTTTATCTACTCCAGACATCATGTTTGATGAAAAACTTCTTTCTTATTATTGTGAAGCTATTAAACATATTAAAAATGAATATTTTTTACTTACTCCTCAAATTACTCAAATGTGGGATAATAGTTGGGATCTTATTGTAAATCCTAAATATAAAGATATTCCTTATGATAAATTTTTAGATAAAAATTGTTTTGATATAATTTATGATAATTCTAATTATAGAGAAGAAATGAGATTAACTCCTCTTCCAACAAGCAAATTTGCTTTCTGGTTTGATTTAGTTAGTAAAAAAACATATGAAGAATTAATTCCTGTTTGGGATGAATGGCATGGTTATGGAGGTTCAGATTATTATTCAATGATAGTTACTGATGTTTATAAAAGAATGGGTGGGGATTTTCAACAGTATTTACTTGAAGGTCAAACTATAGTAGAATGGACTCATGGAAAAGTAGGACATCAATTAGTAAAACCTTATAAAGATATGTTAGTTTTTAATGAAGTTCCAAATCATGGAGAAATATTTAAAACTAAGGTTTATGAATATGCTCAAGAGAGAATAAATCAATTAAATAAACTTGCTATTAAATAAGAGAGATATTAGATTAAGATTATGAAAAATGTATATGATATAACAGCTGAATTTGAAAGAAGAGTAGCAGAATATTGTGGAGCCCCTTATTGTATAGCAGTGGATAATGCTAGTAATGCTTTATATATGGCTCTTAAATATGAAAAAATTAAGGGTAAAGAAATTTCTATCCCTAATAGAACATATGTTTCAGTACCAAATGAAATTATAAATGCTGGTGGAAAAGTTAAATTTGAAACTGTAGAAGGTAAAACTATTAAAGGAGCTTATCAACTAAAACCAACTAAAGTTTGGGATAGTGCCTTAGCTTTTTCAGCTGATATGTACAAGCCTGGAACATTTATGTGTGTTTCTTTTACAGGTCCTTATAAACATCTTAAATTATCTAAAGCAGGAGCTATTCTTTTAGATGATGAATATGCTTATATGCATTTTAAAAAAGCTAGATATTCAGGTCGTAGAGAATGTAGTTATCATGAAGATCATTTTGATATGATTGGGAATAATTTTTATTTAATGCCTGAAATTAGTGCTAGAGGGATTTTATTAATAACTCAATTTTATGATTCTAAAGGAAATAAAAAAATTAATGAAGATTTAGAATTACCTTATCCAGATTTATCTCAATTTCCAATTTTTACTAATTCAAATCAAGATTTAGAATATTCTAAAAAAGAGATAAAAGAAAAATATCAAGAATTTTTAAAATTGAAAAATAATTTAAATCCATTTCAATCTTTTGATGAATGGTTAGATAAAAATATGTAAAAAACAAAAGCTCCTGTAAGGGAGCTTAAGTCTTGCAATATTTATAATTGACTAAATTATTAATTGCAATGATACATATTCGAGAAGAAGATAAATTCACTCAAATTTATCTAATAACAAATTGTTTTGAAGATTCTAATAAAGTTTATATTGGAAAAGAGAAATCTCATAAAAAATCAAGTAGAAAAGCAAATCATAAAAAATTTTTTGGAGAAAATATTGAATCTGATTTTATAGATAAGTGTTTTAGTTGGAATAAAAAAGATTGGAAACCACTTGAATCATTTTGGATAAACTATTTTAAATTTCTGGGATTTGAAGTACTAAATAAAAATGATGGAGGTAATGGGGTTGAATTTCATACAAAAGAAGCTTGTGAGAAAATAAGACAAGCTAAATTAGGATCTAAACATAGTGAGGAAACTAAACAAAAAATGAGAAAACCCAAACCTAATGGATTTATAGAATTTTGTAAAAGACCAAGATCTGAAAAACATAAACAAAATATAAGTAAATCTTTAACAGGAATATCTAGACCAAATTATAAAATCCCTATTGTTCAATTTGATTTACAAGGTAACCCTATTAAAGAATGGATAAGTCAAAAAGATGCAGGGTTAGAATTAGGGATAAACACTATAAATGAATGTTTGAAAGGAAGACAAAAGACTTCTGGTGGATTTATTTGGAAATATAAAAATAATTAATTAAATTTATAAAAATAAAGGTTATGTATATCAAAAAGAATTTAGATTCAATTACAAAAGTTAAATTTCTGACTCAATACCTCAGAGGTCATAAAGGTTTTATAGCAGGAGGTTGTTTTAAGAATGCTTTCAAAAATGAGAAAATCAAAGATGTTGATATTTTCTTCAGAAATGAAGATGATTTTAATGATGCTTTATGTTATTTTGAAGATGATTTAGGCCAAAATTCTATTTATGAAAATGAAAGAGTTATAGCTTATAAATTTAAAGATGTAATTATTGAATTAATTAAACAAACCTACGGAACTCCTGAAGAAGTATTATCTAAATTTGATTTTACAATAACAAAATTTGCTTTATTTCAAACAGAACAAGAATTACTAGATGACCCAACTATTTCTAAATATGAAGTAATTTACCATACAGATTTCTTTGAGCATTTATTAACTAACAAGTTAGTTATAGAAAAACAACTATTATTTCCAGTTTCAACATTTGAAAGGACTTTAAGATATTCTAAATATGGGTATGGGTTATGTAAAGAATCAAAAGGAAATTTAATAAATGCATTGAGAGGAGATAATTTTAATTTAGATGAGATTTCAAACAATCTTTATAATGGATTGGATTAGTCGTTGTCCTTAAAATAAAAGTTATTAAATTTAAAGAATGCCAGACATTTCAATGTGTAAAAATATTCATTGTACTTTAAAAGAACAATGTTATAGATATAGAGCTATTCCTAACAATCCATATCAATCTTGGAGTGGATTCGAACAAGATAAAAATGGAAATTGTGATTATTTTATGGAAATTTATCCAACAGATATGATTATGGAGATTAATAAGGAAAATTTAAAATGAAAATAAATAACCCAAATAATTCATATATTCAAAATCTTTGTAATGTAGCATTTAAAACTCATTATCCTGATTTAAATCTTTCAGAAGGAATGATAATTGATATTAAAGGTTATGTTGATAATTTATATGAAGATTATTATTTTGATGGGAAAAAATGGATAAAAGATAGAATTATTTATAAAGAATCATGAAAATATCAATTAATCAACCATACTTCTTTCCTTACATAGGTTACTTTCAACTTATATCAAGCAGTGATATTTTTATCAATTTAGATCATGTACAATATACTAAACGCAGTTATATAACTTCTAATACACTTAAAAACGATATTAAAATTAACATCCCAGTCATAGGAGGATCCCAAACTAAACAAATTAGAGAAGTTTATGCTGATTGTACTGAAAAATGGTTTGAAAATTTTGCTAAAACATTATATATAAATTATGGGAAAGAACCATATTTTTGTGATGTGATGGAGGAAGTATTATCATCTTGGTATGAAGTAATAAAAATTCAACCACAGCCTATTTCAATATCTGAATTTAATATGATTTCTATTTATATTATTTGTAAATATTTGGATATTCAAACAAAATTTTCATTTAGTTCTTTAGATTTAACTAATCAAAAACGAGAGAAAGGTCTCCAAGATATAGTAAAATATTATAAAGGAGATACTTACATTAATGCAATTGGAGGACAAAAGTTGTACACTAAAGATAATTTCAAAGAAGCTGGAATAGATTTATATTTTATTAAAAATAAGTCGTTGCTTCCTAATACTTCTATATTAGATTTATTGTTTAGGTTTGATAAAGAATTAATCAAACAAGAATTGAATAATTATGAATTGGTTTAAAAAATTATATTTAAGAAATTTTTACAAGCAAGCCTTAAAAGAAGCTACTTTAAGAAAAATTAAAGGAGAATATAATATGGAATTAGCTGTAAGATTATTTAGATTTAAATTATATCAAATTTCTAAATGAGAATTAATAATCCTAATATAACTAAAGAAACTTTAAAAGAAAAAATTTATAAGGAAATTGGAGGAGTTCATGGAGATTATAATAAACTCTCTGAAATATTAGATAAAACAGGTTGGAAATATTGGAGAGGAATTAATCAAAGTTATGAAACTCGTCCTTATACAATAAGTTTTTCATTTAGAGAAAATATAACACAACAAGAAATAATAGAATTATATTATAAGTTATGAAGGAATTATTACAATTATATTATAATTATCCTTCTTATCATAAAGAATTTGTAAAAGTTATTTTTAATCAAGAAATAAATGATAATTTAACTGGAAAATTTAATAGGAGAAGTATATTATATTTTGAAAATTTTATTATAATACCAAAACATAGTTTTAAAGATAAAAGAGCTTATAATTTTCTTATGGAATGTGAACACTCAGATAAAGGATGGATAATTAACACTCAGGAAAATTTAAAAATAGAATTAGTAAAAGATTTAACAATTAACTAAAAACATATGATAACAAAAGTAGTAATAGAGGATCTTACAATGAGATCAGATGATTCTTTTAAAAATGCATCTGCAAGAGAATCAGTACAAACAGCATTAAGTAATAATAATATTTACTTTAACCATAAAGTAAGACAAGGAACTAATCTTATGGATTATTCTCAGAGAGAAGAATTGTATAAGAAATCACCAGAGCAAAAGAAAATTGCTAATAGGATGAAAAATTCATTCACTAAAAATAGTGAAGAAACCATTAAAGCATTTATAAAATCTGAAATTCCAAATTGGAATATTAAATTTACTTTATTAAATTAATAGTGAAAAGATTTCTTGATAAATTTGAAATTGAATTTTTCTTTGCAACTCTTTGGAATGGAAATTATAAAAAATTTAATATAACTCCTAATTTAATGTTTATTAAAGATACTCAATTAAAAAATTTCAAAACTGAAGATTGGGATGGGATCATAACTTATGAGTTATGGTTTGATTGGTTTAATTTTGAGAGTGGAATACATTTTTCAATTAAAGAATAGTGGACAACTCATATAAAAAAATAGCAGAACATTATTCTCAAACTTTTGAGAAACATGGAGCTACTCCACAAGGACTTGATTGG